AAAAAGTTTTCAAAGACTAAGAAAGGTAATAAGCAATTAGTTGCTAGAATCACTGACGCAGTTGCTGCTTAATTTATTTAGGGCGAAGGTATGTACTTTTGCCCTTTTTGTGATATAATAATACCATAAATGAAAAAGGAACTATATGAAATTTAATGAATTACAAAACATCAATCAGTTGACAACATATGTCGAGAGTACTTACTCTAAACATTATGCATCTGCTAATGGTGTTCAAAGTATGGATCTGATCAGTGCCTCAGGCTTAGGATTAGATTTTTGTCTTGGCAATGTATTGAAATATGCATCAAGATATGGCAAAAAGAACGGAGCAAATCGTGAAGATCTTATGAAGATTATGCACTATACTCTATTAGCAATTAATGAACATGACTTAAAGGAGTCTGATAATGAAACTTAGTAATGAAATAAAAGAAGTATTGAATAACTATCAAGGTATCAATAGCAATATTGCTCTTGGTGAAGAAGGTGGATTTATCCGAACGATGTCCACTTCTAAAACTCTTATGTCAAAAGCTCATATAGCTTTTGATGCACCATACACATTTGGCATATATGACTTAGGTGAATTCCTAGCTTGTCTTAATATGTTTGATGATCCTACATTGTCATTCGATGATGATAAAAAGTTTGTTAATATTACTGATGGTGTTACAGCATTCAAATATTACTTCTCTGATATCGACATCCTGACAGTCCCAACAAACGATATTAACTTACCATGTGAAGATCTAAAGTTTACACTAACACACGATGAGTTAAATCAATTACGTAAAGCTTCTTCTACTCTTAAAACCAGTAATCTAAGCATACGTAAAAATGATAGTGCTTTGTTTATTGAATGCGTTATTGTCGATAAACAAAACCCTACATCTAATCAATTCACAATGAACGTTGCGAATTGTAGTATAAATACTGATGCTGAATTTGATTTTGTGTTTGACATAAACAATTTCAAATTTAAACCTGCTGACTCTTATGAGTTTGGTATTGATAAAAAGCAGGTAGCATTAATTAAGGCGGGTAACACAGACTACTGGGTTGCTCTTGATAAAACTACAACATTTAAGGAATCATAATGGCAAAGAAAGATAAAGCGACTGAAGCTCCAACGACTGAAACTGTAGAACAACCACCTGTGCCTCAAGGACAGGGACTTAACTTAAGTGACATTCGTGCTTGCGTTAGTATTATTGATATAGTAACTAAACGTGGTGCGTTTGAAGGTGTTGAGTTATCAGATGTTGGTGCAGTACGTAATCGTTTAGATAATTTTCTAAAAGCTGCAGACGAAGCTCAAGCTGCAAAAGTAGCTGCTGAAGAAGAAACACCAGCTGAGTAAGTATGTACTTTTAACTAAAGCATGGTATAATACTACCATGCTTATTATATTATGAGGTGTATGTGAAAGAATTTTTATTCGTAGAAAAGTATAGACCACAAACCATTGAGGATTGCATTCTCCCTGAAGGCTTAAAGGAAACATTCCAAAAGATAGTCGACAAGGGAGAACTCCCCAATATGATGTTTACAGGTTCTGCAGGTGTAGGTAAAACTACAGTTGCTAGAGCTTTGTGTAATGAATTAGATCTTGACTATATGTTGATTAATGGTTCTGAAGATGGAAACATTGATACATTACGTGGTAAGATCAAACAGTTTGCAAGTACTATATCATTACAAGGTGGACAAAAAGTAGTTATTCTCGACGAGGCTGATTACCTTAATCCACAATCTACACAACCTGCATTACGTGGGTTTATCGAAGAGTTCTCTTCTAATTGTAGATTTATTCTTACTTGCAATTTTAAGAATCGTATAATAGATCCTCTCCATTCGAGATGTTCTATATATGAATTCAACTTAGGAAACAAGGCAGAGATGGCCCAGAAATTTATGGCTAGGCTTCAATTCATTCTTGATTCCGAACATATTATATATGACAATGCAGTGATTGCAGAACTCATTATGAAATACATACCTGATTGGAGACGTGTCATTAATGAATGTCAAAGATATGGTATGAGTGGTCATATTGATACAGGTATTCTTGTTACTTTATCTGAGACAAGCATTGCTGGATTAATGGAAGACCTCAAGACTAAAAACTTTAAGAAGATGCGTAAATGGGTTACAGATAATATTGACGTAGAATCAGCAAAGTTGTTTAGATTAATTTATGATAATATGTCAGATTATGTTGAGCCTTCAAGTATTCCACAGTTAGTTCTTATACTTGCAGACTATTCATATAAAGATAGTTTTGTGGCTGATCATGAATTAAACGTAGTGGCATGCATGACTGAGATCATGTCCTCAATTAAATTTAAATAGGAGATCTATGACAGAACAATTAGCAATGTACGCCCATATAATTACAGCGATAGGTGTAATATTCATTGTGTGGCAATTAGAAAAAGCAGGTAGACTATTACAATTAATGAGTAAATTTTTAGCGGAGGCAGTAGAAGAACATGACAAAGTACAGTAATGTAACACCATATAGAGAAACTAATAATTTCTTTGCATCACCAACTCTATATGAAAATATACGAGAGTTTTTGTTAGGTGAAATAATTGAAATTTGTTTTACAAAGAAAGATGGCACAGAACGTAAGATGTTATGTACACTTAAGGCTGAACATATTCCTACTACGAATACACCAATATTAGAAGATGAGTCGGGTACTGTAGAGAATAAATCTTATATGAATGTATTCGATGTCGAAAACAATGGATGGAGATCATTCATCATTGATAATGTTAAATATATAAAGACGAACCTTGAACCCATTTGAATTAATTAAATCTATATCCAACACAAAGAAGGATATACTTGAGAATGAGAAAGATTACAATGCTTTTATGGTTAATCGTGGTCTTTCATATTTCCCTGATACTGTGATATACGCTAACGAAATGAATAGGTTTCATCATCTCGATCAGCGCTTGCAGTATCATTTTCTTATAAATACTATTAGAAAACGTAATCGTTTTTCTAAGTGGAACAAGTCGATTGAATCTGAAAATATCAGTGCTATAAAGCAATATTATGGTTATAGTAATGAAAAAGCTCGTGATGTACTTCCGCTTTTAAGTAATGAAAATCTTAAATACATAAGAGGAAGAATACAGCATGGCGGAATTCAACGATGAACTGGTAAATTGGAAACCAGAGATGATGTTAGAAGTTACATTGGCAGAGCCCGATGATTTTTTAAAGATACGTGAAACTCTCACCAGAATAGGCGTTGCATCAAAGAAAGATAACAAATTATATCAATCATGCCATATACTACACAAACAAGGTAGATATTTCATAACTCATTTTAAAGAGCTATTCTTATTAGACGGTAAGCCTTCTAATCTTACAGAGAATGATCTTAAACGTAGGAATACAATTGTCAAATTAATGGATGATTGGGGATTACTCGAGACAGTTTCACCTATTGGTGAAGTCGCAGCTCTTAACCAAATTAAAATTATCTCTCATAAAGATAAATCAGATTGGGAATTATGTCCCAAATATAATATAGGTATTAAGTAAAACCTGTATAAATAAAACTGAATATGCCTAACGGGTATTCATTTTTTTAACCTTGCTATACATAGGAGGTCAATATGACAAACTTAGCATTTAACTTCCCAAGAGATACGTTCTTGGGTTTTGATCAACTCTTTAATACGTTGCAAAATACGAATCTAGAAACCGTTCGAGGTGCTGGATATCCACCGTATAATGTAATTAAACGAGATGATGGTCACTTTCTAATTGAGATCGCTGTCGCAGGATTTAAAAAGGAAGACATTGATTTAACTCTTGAGAAAGGAGTTTTAACAATCGCTGGTAAGAAAGCTACTGGCACAGATACAAGAGACTATGCACATCGTGGCATTTCTCAAAGGGCGTTTGAAAGATCATTTACTTTAGCTGACACACTCAAAGTTGTTGGTGCTGATATTGTAGATGGTATGCTTGTAGTTATTTTGGAGAACAATATTCCAGAAGAAGACAAGCCTCAAACTATCAATTTAGGTGACCTGCCGAAATCAGCTAAAAAGCTGTTACTAGGCTAAATACTAAGGAGCACATGGCATATTCAGCGAAAGTTTTAGATCATTACAACAACCCGCGCAATGTGGGTAAGATGGATATGAAAGATCCTAATGTGGGAACTGGTATGGTAGGTGCTCCTGCTTGTGGCGATGTTATGAAATTACAAATACGTATAGAAGATGACATAGTCACAGATGCAAAATTCAAAACATATGGTTGCGGATCAGCAATTGCCTCAAGCTCATTGCTAACAGAATGGGTTAAGGGTAAAACAATACATCAAGTAGAAGAAATTAAAAATACTGAAATTGTTGAAGAGCTTAATCTGCCTCCAGTCAAAATACACTGCAGCGTATTAGCTGAAGATGCAATTAAATCTGCAGTAGCAGATTATATAATTAAACAAAAAACCGAAAAGGAACACAGATGAATGAAATTAGATTAGTTCGACTTACGTCGGGTGAAGAGTTATTATGTAAAAAATTAAATGAAACAGGTTTAACAATCACAATCAAGCAAGCTGTTGCACTAGTACCCACAAAAGAAAGATTAGGTTTTATGCCTTACTTACCGTATGCTGATATAGATACATTAATAGTTAAAAAAGAACATATCATGTTTGATCTTAAACCAACAAAAGAATTAGCAGATCAACATGTTTTAATGCATAACGATTCGAATATAGTTACACCAGAAAAACCACAAATTGTAGTTTAATGAATTTAGATATCGAACATTATATCCATAAAGCAAAGTGGATAGATGATGAATTATGTGATGAAGCTATAGATAGACTTAATCTTCAAAACACATGGTTGCCATTCCCTAAAGATGTAATTAATGCATATCCCGATGCACCACGAAAACAAGATGGTATTGCGGGGTCAACATTAAGTATTGATTGGGAACAATTCATGGGTGATCCAGATATTCCTGAGCAAGATAGAAACTATGGCCTAACTCATATGAACGATAGACCAACACTAGATAGAATACGAGCTAGTGTAAAAAATGGATTAGATCATTATGTTCATGAGCATTTAAAAGACTTACCTTGGTATGATTATTATCGAGACTTTACTGATCCTAAATTTATGAAGTATAGCGAGACTCATGACATGATGGAACATTGCGATCATGTAAGATATGTGTTTGATGGTAAAAGAAAAGGTATACCAACAGTTTCTATAGTTGGCAGCTTAGATGATAAGCATGAAGGTGGGCATTTAAGGTTTTTTGATAAGACAGATTATTATGTAGGCAAAGGCGAAGTACTATACTTCCCTTCTAATTTTTTATATCCTCATAGAGTAACTGAAGTTACTGGAGGTTTAAGGTATTCTTTTGTAAGTTGGGTTTGGTAATATTTGACTAAAGCTATGTACATTTTGTGTTATCATGTTATAATGGTACCATGACAAATTCTTTCTATACAAGTGCCTTCCGTCATGGCAAGGTCATCAAATATTTGGGTTATGAAAATGGTGAGAAAGTAAAGTTCACTGTTCCATTTCGTCCAACTCTTTTCGTAACAAACAAAGGTAACAATGCACACGATTGGAATTCTCTCGATGGTAATTCTGTAGAACCCATCGTGTTTGGTTCTATGGGCGAAGCTACTGATTTTATTAAATCATATGCAGATGTTCCTGGTTTTAATGTTTATGGCAACACTAATTATGTTGTTCAATACATTAACGAAGAATTTCCTGGTGTAATCAAATGGGATCGTAACACAATTAATGTTACCTCTATTGATATCGAAACAAAGTTTGGTGATGGCTTTCCAGAACCCAAAGATGCTGATCAGGAAGTAACAGCAATTACGATGAAGAATAACATCGATGATATATACTATACATTTGGTTGTGGTGAGTATGATGTAGAGAATTCTCTTATGCAAAGCCATCAAGTGGTTTATATCAAATGTGCAGATGAACATGAACTCTTACACAAATTTACATATCATTGGGCTAAAACTTCTCCTGATGTTGTCACAGGTTGGAACTGCGAATTCTTTGATATACCATATCTAGTCAATCGTATTAAACGTATACTCGGCAATTCACGTGAGAAGTTCCTATCTCCATGGAGAATGATTGATGAACGTGAGACACATACAGGTTATGGTCAAACTACACTTAAATACGAAATCAAAGGTGTAGCCATCTTAGATTATATGGCAATCTTTAAAAAGTTTGGTTATTCGTATGGTCCACAAGAATCATATAAGCTAGACCATATTGCCAATGTTGTATTAGGTGAGAAGAAGCTTGACTTTGGTGAAGCATCTGACTTAAACGAGCTGCACGCAAATGACTATCAAAAGTTTATTGACTATAACATCAAAGACGTAGAACTTATCGATCGTATGGAAGACAAGCTTGGTCTTATTAGTTTATGCCTAACCATGGCTTACAAAGGTGGTGTAAACTATGAACAAGTATTGGGTACTGTGGCTATATGGGATTCATTAATCTATCGTGACTTACATGCTAAACGTATAGCTGTACCACAAAACGAAGAATCATTTAAAGGTGCATATCCTGGTGGATATGTAAAAGAACCACATGTTGGCATGCACGATTGGGTATGTTCATTTGATTTGGCTTCTCTATACCCATCAATCATTATGCAATATAACATGTCGCCTGAAACTATCCTACTCGATGATGAACCTGGTGTCAATGTCGAATCAGTGTTAGATGGTCATATAAAGAATAATACACCACATACTGCATTAGCTGTAAATGGTGTTCGTTTCGATACAAAGAAAGTTGGTATTATTCCAGCAATTATTCAAGAGATCTATAATGATCGTCAAACATTTAAGCAAGCACAACTCAAAGCTGAACAAGAACTCGAGCTATGTGGTGCAAAGTCTGAGGTCTATGCCTTAGAAAAACGTATTGCTATTGCTAAGAACCAACAAATGGCATTGAAGATCCTACTGAATTCCTTATATGGTGCAATGGGTAATAAATGGTTTAGATACTTTGACATGCGAATCGCTGAAGGTATTACACTTACTGGTCAAGCAACCATTCGTTGGGCAGAGAATAACCTAAACGATTACCTTAACAAAACTCTACAAACCAAAAGAGATTATGTTGTTGCCATTGACACTGACTCAGTTTATGTTCGTCTTGACGAGTTTGTTAATCGTCTTGGTCCAGCCAAGCCTGTAGATTTCTTAGATAAGATGTGTTCTACTGCCCTCGAAGGTGCACTCACTGAATGTTATGATCGTTTATTTAAAACACTTGGTGGTATAGAAAACAAAATGGTTATGGAACGCGAGGTAATTGCTGATCGTGGTATATGGACTGCCAAGAAAAGATACATACTCAATGTGCATGACAATGAAGGTGTTCGTTATGCCACACCTAAACTAAAAATTATGGGTATTGAAGCAATCAAATCATCTACACCAGCCATATGTAGACAAGCATTAAAAGATATCTTTAGAAGAATCATTGAGACTGATCAGCAAACTGTACAGTCAGATATAGCAAACTTTAAAGCTGCATTTAAACAAGCATCAGCTGAAGAAGTTAGCTTTCCTCGAGGTGTAAATAACCTAAACAAATGGACTAGCAAAGAAACTGTCTATAAGAAAGGCACACCTATCCACATACGTGGTGCAATACTCCACAATAATCTAATCACTAAACAAAAATTAG